GAGTTCTCAATCAAGTCAGGCAAGCGAGCTGGTCAACGATTCATGGCTGTGCTGGTTGAGCTTGACGAGAACGACCAGCCTGTTGAACAGCAGATGAAGTTGTCGCAACAGGCATTCATCTTCTGTAACGACCCTCAGTTCTGGGAGTGGGCGAACGAGCGCACGTTTGACAACATCGACAACGCAGATGCCGCTCGCGCATTCATTCTCAATTTGTTGCGCATCACTTCTCGGTCACAGATTGATAGCGACCCGGAAGTTGCAGATGGATTCAAGAGACTCATCCTACAGCCATTCAATGCATACAGGAAGGTTGAGTTGAAGATATGAAACAGGCTGTTTACAGAAGCAAGAAGCTGTTGGACTATGCGAAGGAATGCCCGATGTGTTTCGGGTGTGGCGAACCAAACGATGGAAGCGTTGTTGCCGCACACAGCAATCAGCAACGCGACGGCAAGGGCATGGGCATGAAGGCGCATGACTTCCGGGTTGCGTACATGTGCTATCGATGCCACACAGAGATTGACCAAGGTAAGAACTGGTCGAAGCAAGAGAAGTTGGACATCTGGGAGCGCGCACACCGTGCCACGATTGGCTGGCTGTTTACAACAAGAAGGATTGGAGCTAAATGATTCCGCTCATGGACCTGTTCTGGGAGGTAGTGAGGAACGTACTGTTGCTGGCGCTGTTGATGCTGTCGGGCGGAGTTTTCTCGCTGTTTGTGTTTATAGCTTACTTGTGGTGGAAGGAGGACAAGTGATGGCTTGTGTAAAGGTAAACGCGAAGTCATTCGCATTGATGATTGCCTCAATCAGTTTGAGAAGCAGAACGTTGCAGTCTATTGCCGACGAGACCGGGTTGCACAAAGCAACGGTTGGCAATTACATCCGGGAGTTGCACAAGGTAGGGCTGTGCCACATCTCTGGGTGGGAGAAGGACAGACTAGGGCGCGACTGCATTCCGATATTCACATGGGGTTTTGGTGCTGACAAGAAGCGGCACAAGTATTCGTCCGCTCAGCGCCAAGCGCGATGCCGAGCAAAGAAAAAATTAGAAGAACAGCTCGACGCTCAGTCGCGCAGAAAGGTCAGTCGTGGTCATTCTGAAGTTGCCCTACCCGCCATCTGTTAACACGTACTGGCGACGCTCACGTAACGCGACATACATCAGCAAGAAGGGGCAACAGTTCAAACAGGCTGTTGCTGAATATGTTGCTGACACCAAGGTCCCGAAGTTTGGCGACGCAGAGATTGAAGTCATCATCGTCATACGCCCACGGTCCACGAACTACATGGACATCGACAACTGTGCGAAAGCTGTTCTCGACAGCTGTCAGGATGCCGGGGTGTTTGATGATGACAACCAAGTTTGGAAGTTAACCATTGAACGTGGCACTCCGGTTAAGGGAGGAGAGTGTGTCGTAATAATTACAAACAGAGAGGTGGTATCGGATGACAAGTAGCGAGCGTATTGGCACAGCGTTGAACAGCAAGAACCTAAAGAACGACGAGTTGCACAATGACGCGGACATCGTTGCCGCACTGGGATTTGCAAACAGGCTGGGGTCGAGGCTTCAGCGTGTGCGTTCAGGTGGCAGTACGTCGGACATGTACCCAGCGGTGGTTCACCTAGCGGTGACGTTGAAGAAGGCATGTCGCAACAAAAAGATGGGGATAAGCAATGAGGCGGCGTTCAAGTGCGCCGAGCAGGGACTGCGTGAGTGGCTGGTCCACATTTGCAGGTCATGCAACGGGACAGGGGAGAGGTTGCTCGACTACTCAGGCGTGACGCCCGGGAAGAAGAGAACAATGGGGACATGCAACCACTGCAATGGAACAGGCATGTTCGTTCCACTGTGGAGCTGGCGCAAGCAGGTGATGGCGCTGACCGAAGAAGTGTCAGGCGCATGGTGGGAGAAGAGGATTGAACTGGCTAAAGAAATAGCCGAGGACGCCTACCGCTCAGCACAGCGAAAGGTCACTGCACAGATGCGGGAGATGTCCCCGGCTGATTAGGGTTTAACCTGACGAAAAAAAATACCAAAAAGCTGTTGTCAACAGCTGTTCGGTATGTTTACAATGACGGACAAGGCGTACTACAACTATAAAATCATGCGCGCCCTGTCAGGGGAGAAGCTCCCCCTAAATTTCGTCAATGATTCCACTGTCGATGTAGACGCGGGAGATGACGCGGTCGAAGGCTTGCTTCAGCTCAGCAATGAGACGCTCCTGCTTAGGGGCAAAGCGCTCGCCTACCGGATACCCAACCCCAGCAGGAACTTTTTCGACACCCCGCAGTTGAAGCTGGATGTCCAAAGTGTTTTTGCCAAAGAACGCCCAGTTGTAGGGCGGCTCGCCATCCCAGTCAGAGCGGAAGGCGACAGACAAAACAATCAACCCATCCTCGGTCATGTAAGCGACGCCTGAATAGGTGCGCTTGTCGACGGTGATGGTAACGGGGTCACAGAGCTGGTCGCCCTTGAACCCGAATGGTGGTGCGCCCTCTCGGGCAATGATGTATTCATTCATAAGTACCTCGCAGTAGTAGATGGTATACCTGACAGGTATCCATTACCAATTACCTTTCTGGGGGCTAAGCCCCCGGTTGATTAAGCGGCGCGACGGGTGTCCCGTGCGTCGAGCTGTTTGATGACTGACTTGAGGACCGTGCTGTGCAGGTCGGTCAGGTCGTTGACCACAGCACCGAAGCTGTAAGCCCGGGCGAACTGACCAGCCCAGCAACCAATACCAAAGCCAATGACGTCGACACCGTACAGGTCGTACGATGCCTTGGTCAGCTCCAGCATGTTGTTCATGTCACCAAACCCGTCGGTCACAACGATGACCAGCTTACGGGCTTGAGGCATGGCTGACATTTGCTCGCACACAGAACGAACAGCACCGTAGTCGGGCGTAGACCCGGCGGCGATGCGCTTCATCATGGCGAACTGGCTGGCGCTGTTTGCACAGCTGTCCTGAAAGCGTTTCGCAACGCACAGGGTAGAAGGATAGGTCGAGCTGTTACCGCCGCCCTTCCATTCACCAGTCATGTCGTAGCCAGAGCCAGCGATACCGTAACCACCGACAGCGTCAGAGAAACCGACGACTTCGACTTTGGCACGGGCAGACTCAGCGGCTTCGGCGATAGTCCAAGCAAGGTCAACAGACTGCTTGATGGTTTCGCCCTTCATAGAACCGGAGAGGTCAACGATGACCGACACAGCAGTGTCGATGCCATCCTCAACCCAACGGCGCTTGAAGACGCACTCGCTACCAGCGAGCATGCGCGGTGCGCGCTTGCCATCAAAGCGACCACCCAAAGCACCACCGTCCCAGCCATTGCGCTCAGGGGCGCGCAGGATGCGGAAGAGTTGAGCCTTGAGGGCTGGCAGAGCAGACTTGTGAAGCTTGCGGAAATCGCGACGTTGTTTGACGTCATCGACTTCAGCCATTGACTTCCACAAGCGCATGTTCGAACGACGAGCTGGCTGGAAAGTCGCCAAGCTCACGCCGTTTTTGGTGCGCTTGCTGATTGCTTCGAACACGTCGTCGACGTTCGGCTCAGCCTTGAATGCTTTGCTGTCGTCGTAGGTTTCGGTCACGTCACTGAACGGGTCAACGTCAGATGGCAAACCATCATCCTCGGTCACGGTGTCCTCAGAGAAGTCACCGCCAAGACCGCCAGCACCAGCACCCAACGTGACAGGCTCATCCTCAAGGGCGTCCTGCATGTCGCTGGTCACATCGATGGCGTCGTCGTCATCCTCATCGTCGTCAAGCTTGAAACCCTTGACTGCATCGCTGGAGATGTCGAGGTCGTCATCAACAGATTCGCCATCACTGTTGGCGTCACTGTTGAAGTCGAGGTCGTAGTTGTCATCGTCACCCTCAGCTTGGCTGGGGGCGTCGTTGTCATTGAAGGGCTGAGCTGTTTGCTCGCCTTCACCCTGTTCACCTTGGTTGCCCTGCGGCTGAGGCATCGGAAAACCTTGCGGCACTTCGAATGCCTTGGGTTCGATAGCCAACCAGTCGTTGATGAACTGTTCGGCAAGGTCGCGGACCTGAGCAGAACCTTCACGACCAAGAGACAGCCCGGGCATTGCGTCAACCACACGCTGGTAGAGCGCGCGCTTGGGTTCAGGGATACGGTCAAGCAAAGTTTTTGCGTAACCGTTGCCGTCACCGTAGGCGGCACGACAAACCAGAGCGAGAGCCAACGGCGCGCTGTTGATGCTGGCAGGGTTGAAGCCCTGAGCGTCAAGCCCGACGGTGAACTTGCTCATCAGCTTTTTGAAGCCAGAGCGAGCGCCGCGAGCGTTGCCGCTGGCAATCATGGCGCGCTCAATGCGAGCGTCCTCAATGCCGTTCCACAAAGCAAACCGAGCAGAGGTCAGACCAGAGGTCGACTTGTTGCAGGTGTAAGCGATGTGACCGCATTCGTGCAGGGTGTAAGCCGCAATCAAGTCAGCTTCACGACGGGTAACCAAAGCGTTGTCCGGCATGGCTGGGTAGTTGATGCGGTAAGAGCTGACGCGGTCCTCATACAGCTCCCAGCAAGCAAAGGCAGTGTCACCGGAGAAGGTGGCGTTGCCGACGTTGGTAGCGGTAGGACGCACAGCGCCGATAGCCATCAGCTGTTTGCGGCTGTGGACCAGAGCGGCGGCTTTCAGGCGAGCGCCTGTTACGCGATTAGATGACATTCGAAACCTCCTGTTCGGTAGGAACTACTGGCTCAGCGAGTACGTCAGCACGGGTTTTGCCTTCGAGGGCAAACTCAATCGACGACTCAGCGATGTTGCCTTTCCAGAGTTGCTGAAGAACCTCAGCTGACTCAGGGCTGGCGCGGTTCACCATGCACTGCTCGAAAGCGGCGCGATAGTTGAGACCGTCAGTCAAAGCTTCAGCAAGGTAGAACACCTCGCGAAGGGTAGGAACGTGGTCGAGCTGAGCAGACTCGCCAGCTTGACGGGCAACGTTCATAAACCCAACAAGCACCTCAGCCAGTTGAATCGTGCAACCCGAACGGGCGGCAACGACCTTGGCTTCAGAAGCTTGGTCGAGATAGCTGAAGTTGATGGTGCGAGCGAAGCGGTTGACGAAGGCAACGTTTTGCTCACGAACACCGACGTACATCCCGGTGTAATCACCGCGACCGTTGGAGTTGTCAGCCGCCATGAACACGACGCCCGGAGCCTTGCGCACAACCTCACCCGTTTCGGGGATGGTCACGACGCCAGACGGTTCGAGCGCGGCGTGGAGAGCAGACAGATACTCAGGTCGAGCGAACGACACCTCATCCAGAAGGATGACAGCACCGGGGCGAGTGAAGCCGCGAAGCACGACACCGCGTTGATACACGGTAGTACCGTTGCGCACACGCTCACCGCCAATGAACTCATAGCGCTCAGCGCCAGAGTCAAAGGACACACGAACGAAGGCGCGACCGAGACCAGCGCAAAGGTTTTTGACGAACTCGGTTTTGCCAGTACCAGCGGGACCTGCCAGCCAAGTGTTGCGACCGCGAGCAATCGCAGTCACTGCACTGTAGAGCTGGTCAGCATCGAACTTGTACAGCGAGTCAAGCTCGGGAGCGGCTGGGTCATTCCAGACGTCAACCTCAAACTTGGCGTACTTGCCGCGAATGCCGAACAGCTCAGCAAGAGTTTTGCGAGCAACGATTTCAACCTCGGGGACAGCTTCATCAACAGCTGTTGGAACGGGGGTGGATTGAGCGGCGGTGGTAAACACGCCAGAGATGAGACCGACCTGATTGGCGGCGTCCGCAACTGCTTCCGCAGGGAAGACAGCGAGGGCGTCGAGGTAGTCCTGTTTGTTGTTGCGAGCCATGTCGCGACCACGTCCGGAGACGCGCTTGAGAACCTCATTCAACTGAGGCTTAGAGAGAGCGATTAAGTCCATAGGAACTCCTACCCGGTGGTAACGCACCGGACACGTCAGTGGGAAAAGCCCACAATCAAGCGCCCAGCGAAGGACGCTTTGTTGTGAGTTTTAGAGAGCCAAGCCAAGCCAGAGGAACGCGTAGAGCAGGGCGGCGGCGAACACAAACTGAATCACCAACCATACCGCTTTGATGGCAGTCACTGCCAAACGGTATTGTTCGCGGCGACGCAAAGTCCGGGTAATGTTCCGGGCGGCGTTGTTGCAGTAGATGTTCATGCCAGCACCCCGCCTTCAGCGAACCAGCCCATCGCTTGTTCAAGCGAAGGCTGTTGCTCAAGCTCAACCGCGTAACCAAGAGCCATGATTTTGGTGATGACTTGCTTGGTCAGCGTTTTGGTCCCGGCGATGTCAGCGAAAAGCTTGGCATTCGCGCAGACGGGATAGATGACTTGGTTGCCATAGTTGTTGGCGATTTTGATGACGACTTTCATGTTGCACCTCACAGGTCGTACAAGCTGACAGCGAGAGACTTCGATACCGAAGTGACCTTCATCAGGTCAGTAGCGGAGAGCAAAGCCTTAACCTTGGCAGAGTCAAGGCGGCAAGCTTCACGCTCACTCACGACAGCTTTGAAAGTTTTGCCGGGGTACTCACCCTTGCCGAGGTCCTTGAGCATCGATTTGATGCCGTCGGCTTCCTTGGAGAGGCGAGCGATTTCAGCGTTGAGAGCGCCGAGCTTGTCGATGTTGCGAACAAGAGCGGCGGCGGAGAGGGAACGAACAGCGGCTAATGCCATGTGAAACTCCTTGAAGCAGTGGTAGCGCACTGCACACGCTTGGACAGGACGTCCGTCACTGCTCACCGCAGAATTCCGGAGAGCAGGAACTGAAGTCCTGAAACAGTCAGAAACAGTAATTGACTGGGGCGGGGGATTTCCATCGGGCTGGTCTAGCGCACTTTACGGTTGGGTTAGCACACCGCCTCACGACTCTTGCCGGGAGCAACCCGACTCTGTCGACCCAGAACATTTCGGTCGTCTGGAACCGCGCCCCCTGCTGGTCGGTGGTGGGAGCTGACTGACACAAAGAACAACACCGACAACTGAATTACACCATACTTTTGGATGTTTGACAATACCAAACAGTATTTGAACAGTATCTGTTGTATCCATGCAACAAACACAGGAGAACCCACATGGCAAAGCCAATGATTGAGTCCAAGAAGGACATGCAGGAAGAGTTGAAGTACATGCGCAAGGGCGGCGCACCGAAGAGTGTTATCGCCAAGGAGCGCAAGGAACACGCCGACATGAAGGCGGAAGAGAAAGCTGAGGGCTATGC